ATGAATCTTCAGTTAGTCTATGACTTCATCGAAGACCACATAAAATATGAGGCACAGACAGATGAGTAACGACGATGATGAAAAAGAGGTATCTGCGTTACTCGACCTAACACTTGGCAACATCTGTAGCAAGCTGGACCAAGACAACAAAGAAGAGTTCGCTTTCAAAGTTGACTTCGAAGACGTGCAGCTAACCGTGTGGATTACCCTTCGTAAACATGAGGCAATACAATGAGACTATTACTTGACGCTGATATTGTAGCGTTCAAAGCAGCATCATCTGCCGAACAACCTGTCTATTGGGGTGATGGTCTATGGACATTACATTCATATGAGAGTGATGCACAGGCATCAGCTAATGCATACCTAGATAGACTACGTGATAAGTTTGGTGACGTAGAGATTAAGTTGTTTCTAACGGACAAGCTTAACTGGCGTAAGGATGTACTACCTACCTACAAGTCAAACCGTAAGGACGTGCGTAAACCTCTAGTTCTACCAGCTATCAAAAGCTGGATGATGCAAGAGCTTGGTGCAACATCAGCACCACAGTTAGAGGCTGACGATCTTCTAGGTATTGAGGCTACTCGTAGTGGTGGCATCATCGTGTCTGAAGACAAAGACCTACAGACAATACCATGTACATTGTACAACCCTGCAAAAGATACAGACCCACGTGAAATCACAGAGTTTGAAGCTGACTATAATCACATGTTTCAAACACTGACAGGCGATAGCACTGATGGGTACGCGGGGTGTCCTACAGTCGGACCCAAGAAAGCAGAGGGCATCCTAAAAGGTTGCACCACAGTAGCTCAGATGTGGCAAGCAGTTGTCACTGCATTTGAGAAACAGAACCTCAACGAGTTTCAAGCATTAGTACAGGCACGTGTTGCCCGTATCTGCAGGGACTCTGATTACAACAGAAAGTATCAGCAGGTAATACTATGGGAACCACCGACCACGTAAATAAACCAGACCACTACACTCGTTACGTTATCGAACCTATTGAGTTCATCATGCATAATGGACTGCCTTTTCACGTAGGTAACATCGTCAAGTATGCAGTACGTGCAGGGTACAAGTCGTATCCTAATATGTCTGATGCAGAGGCAGAGATTACCGATCTTAAAAAAGTAATGCGATATGCAGAAATGCGTATCAACCAGCTAGAAGGTAATACAGAGCTATGAATGTATTTACTGTTATTACTAGTGACGACTGTCTGTGGTGTCACAAGGCTATAGAGTTACTGAAAGATGAAGGTCTTGACCACAGTATTGTATCTATCACGAACAAGCCGTGGTTAAAAACTACATTCGCAATGGCTGATATATCTACAGTCCCTCAAGTTTTCCGTCCAGACGGTGAACTTATTGGTGGGTATGAACAGCTACGGGTGTATCTCGGTAGGCATTGATGTTCACTATTGAACACGACCATGACGCAACAATCATAACAACACTAGATGACAACGGGGAACACGAAGACATCCAAGTATTATTGGATGAAGAAACAGTGTGCATACGTCAGTTCGATGACGAACAGAACACCCACGATCTAGTGATTATGTCTCTCAAACAATTCGATGAAATCCTTATGGCACTGGGACTGCCTGAAGGATGTTATGTGCAAGGAAAAAGAAATGAAAATAGTTAGCACGTTAGATGGTTACCAGCTTCAGGCTGCGACTACTGCAATTTATCCAGAGAAGACAGCCTTACATTATTTAAGTTTAGGTCTGTCGTCTGAGGTCGGTGAGTTTAACGGTAAGTTAGCTAAGTGGTTGCGCAAGGATGGAGACTATCCAAAGGATGATCTGATCGATGAACTCGGTGATGTACTTTGGTTTGTGTCTGAGCTTGCTCGACTACATAACATCGACCTCTCCCTATTAGCACAAAAGAATTTAGACAAACTATCCTCTCGGAAACAACGCGGGGTACTTAAAGGTAGCGGTGACAATCGATGACATTTTCAACACGGGCGCAGGTAGTTACGCGCCGCACATATAACAGACCCCTGAACAAAGAGGGTACAGAGTTCGAGACATGGGAAGAAACCATTGATCGTGTTATCGAACATCAACACTGGTTGTGGGAACGCGCTAAAGGTGCACACCTACAGCCTAACGAACTGATGGAACTAGAAGACCTACGGTTGCTTTACCTAGACCGTATCGCTTGTCCATCAGGGCGCACACTGTGGCTAGGCGGGACTAACGTTGCCAAGCGCAGGGAAGCCTCACAGTTCAACTGTAGCTTTGGTAGGGTGGCAACCATCCACGATGTAGTTGATGGCTTCTGGCTACTACTACAGGGCTGTGGCGTAGGCTTTGAGCCTGTGGTTGGTACACTTAATGGGTTCACAAAAGAAGTAGAGGTAGAGGTTATCCGCTCATCACGAGACAATCGTGGTTACGATAACAACAAAGACTACTTTGCAAATGACATCTGGTATCTTGAAGTAGGGGATAGTGCCGAGGCATGGGCTAAGTCGATAGGTAAAATCCTAGCGATGAAGCAACCTGTTCGTAAGATTATGTTAGACTTCTCAGAGATACGTCCAGCGGGTGAACGCCTATCAGGTTACGGTTGGATTTCATCAGGTGACGAAAGTATCTCTAAGGCGTTTGTAGAAATCTGTAAGGTACTCAACCGTAAGGCGGGTCAACTACTAGATCGTATTGATATCCTAGATATTATGAACTGGTTAGGTACAACCCTATCCTCTCGTCGATCTGCAGAGATTGCAGTGATGCCTTACGATTCACCACAGTGGGAAGAGTTTGCTACAGCTAAGAAGGACCATTGGATTGATAACCCACAACGGGCACAGTCCAATAACTCTTTGTTGTTCTACCGCAAGCCTACTCGCTACGAACTAAACAACATTATGCAGATGATGATTGATAGTGGTGGGTCTGAACCTGCGTTCATTAATGCTGAATCAGCACTAAAACGTGCCCCTTGGTTTAAGGGGGTAAATCCCTGCGCTGAAATATTATTGGGCGACAAGAGTTTTTGCAACTTAGTGGAATTTGATCTGAATAAATGCAATGGAAAAGACATTAATACAATCCGTTACTGGATACGCATTCTTGCTCGTGCAAACTATCGTCAGACTTGTGTTAATTTGGACGATGGCATACTTCAGCGTACATGGCATGAGCTAAACGAGTTCCTACGTCTAACAGGTGTAGGGCTTACAGGTATCGTGACATGGGAACACCTAGACAAACCGCATCGATTCCAGTTGCTACGTGAAGCTGCAATTGATGGTGCGCATAGTATGGCTGATGAACTAGGACTACCTCGCTCTAAAGCTGTTACAACGGTGAAGCCTAGCGGAACTCTCAGTAAAATCATGGACACCACAGAGGGGGTGCACAAGCCTCTCGGTAAGTACATCTTTAATAACATTCGTTTCAGTAAGCATGACCCACTTGTGGATAAGCTACGCGAAGCTGATTACCGAGTGTTCCCTGACCCTTATTCAGAGGACAGTGTACTTGCAACATTCCCAGTGTCCTATGAGAACGTAGAGTTCACTGAGGTTGATGGTAAGCATGTCAATATTGAATCGGCTGTAGATCAGCTAGATCGATATAAGATGATGGTGGATAATTATGTAGACCATAACTGTTCAGTTACCATCAGCTACGACCCAAGTGAAAAGGATGCCATCATTAGCTGGCTCCTAAACAACTGGGATTCGTATGTTGGTGTGTCATTCATATTCCGCAATGACCCAACTAAAACTGCAGAAGACTTAGGGTATCCTTATCTACCACAGGAAGTGGTCGATGAAGAAACCTTCAAAACCTATGCAGCACAACTTAAACCAATCAACCTAGACGCAGCTAACTCGTTAGATGAACTAGACGACGATGGCTGTGCGACAGGTGCTTGCCCAATCAGGTAACCAATGCGTAAGAAATCCACTTACAAACTAAAAGTGGAACACATAGAGGCTGTGTCTAACAAACGGGCACAGTCTCTCGTTCCAAAGAACCCAGCGCAAAAG